TGTAGATTTTTGATTGCATCTTTGACAGAGTTAAGGTAGTACCCACCGAATACCCCAACAAGGATAAAAAGGCCGTTAAAAACCATTTGGGGCATGTCTGTATCAGTCATTTTTTTCTTTCATAAAGATGTCGTTGCCACTCCCAGGCCCGGCGGCAATGGTCTGCTTGCCTGACTTTGAAAATCCAGTTGATCACGGGCACAAAAACCTTACCCTGCCACTTGCCCGCAAGGTACAAGTCCCACGCTGCCGCGCTGATGGTTTCGCCGGGTTTGGATCGGCCAAAGGTGGCGATGCGCAGCACTTGCACATCGAGCCAGATCAGGGCGTCGATCAAAGTCACAAAATCACCCCGCTGCCGCCCACGCGATAACTGGCGAATGATGTGATCGTGGCTGTGCGGTAGAAGGCCATCGTTTAAGCCCCCAAGCCTGGTTTCATCTTAGGTTGAACAGCAAGAGTCGCAGCAATCTCCGCTCCAAGGGAGGCCGTGATCATGGCCAGGTATCCAGCAGCTCGTTCTGAGTTGCCTGCATACTCGCTGTCTTTAAGGTAACTTCTTGCCATAACGTAGTTCAGCACATCATCGGCGTAAATATCAGGCAGACTAATGTTACCCACCACAGCGGTATGCAGCGCGCCATCTGCGGGTTCAACAATGTCTGTGGGGTAAGCCGAATACATCACCTCCAGCTGCGCCGAAGTGGTAGCCGGTGGGTACACATAGAACGTCTTGGGGTCGCGTGGATCAAACATGTAATGCAAAATGTTCACCGAGCCAGACAAGTTGTGCCAGCCTGGGGTTTGCGCGTCCAGAATCTGGCGAGGAACAAGCCGTACCGCACCTTTGGTGGAGGTGGCCGCCATGTTGCGCGTGATCTCAATCAGCTTGGCTGGAGGTGGTGTGAGGCTGGCGTTGTCCAGGTCTTGGCGTGATCCTGCAACCAATGTCATGGTGGCCGTGGTGTTCATCGCGTCAGGGCGCACCTTGACGATGGCGCGCTGTGCGTCGTTGAGCCAGCGCACCAACTCGTTAGCAGGCCAGCGCACACTGGTTTGGTCTTGCAGTAAATCTGTGGCGCGGTGGATGATGGAGGCGGCGGAAATGGTCATGATGACTCCTGAAGACTAAAACCCGAAGGCACGTGGCTGCACCCGAATCGTTCCTGGCACGCGGTCATGCGCCTCTTCAATCCGGGTGTTCAAAATGGCTTTGTCAAAATTGGCGCGGTAGTAGATGGACAACTCTGTGTTGGTCCATGGCACGCCAGGCATGGCCATCAAACGGGCTTTGGCGCCGCTTGCAATGGCATCTAGGTGTCTTTGCCCAAGAAAGTCGGGCAGGCTGGTGGCGCTCATCATCGGCACATAGCTCGCGCGAACTACCATGGCCTGGCCTGTCACTGCGGTGGGGGTCGGGTAGACCCGCAACAGTGTCAATTCGCCTGCCATGTTGTAGTAGCTGGGCTCACTGCCTTTGGCGCTTAGCCAGTCAGGCATCGCGTTTTGCAGTCCAGACATCGTCACGGGCTGCAATCGGTGACTGCCGATCCAGACATCGCGCACCGTTTGCACATAGGCGCCAGTCGGGACGTCAATTTCATATTCATTGACCCCCTCAATCAGGATGATTGGGTCTTGGCTCTCAGTCCAGGCCTTGGTCTCACGGCAGAATTCAATCGCCGTCAGCAACAAGGCCTGATCAAGTGTTGGGTAGGGGCAGCCAATCACCTCGGTCGCAACAAAGGGGTGGAAGTTGGAGAGCAACATGATTGGCTACCTGCTTACTCAGGCACTGCAGAGAAGGCGTAGCGAGGGCGGTCGGTAGCGACTTGCTTCCCGCCAACATTGGCGTAGGCCGTTGTCACCGAATTGCGCAAAATATCAACCACTTCCTCTGGCACCAGGTAGGGTTTATTGCGCGGAATCTGATAGGCGTAGCCGTTCAGCCCAATGAAGACAGCTTCTTGGCCATCTGCCTCAGAACCCGAATAAATGGTCAGCAGCTCATACTTTCCGGTGCCACCCTCGAGGGCGCGGGCGCGCTGCACGTTTGCCGTATCTTCCGCAGCAGAATTTGGTTGCGCACTGTCTTCCAGTGTGCTGATTTGGGATTTCGTTGCCATGTGGTTACCTCTTGAAAACAGAAAAGGCCATCAAAGGCCCAAAGAAAAAGCCCCTGGGGATTCCTCCTCAGGGGCTTGAATCAACCCTTTGCGGGTCAACCAGGTTTAAGCTTCGACAGCAGCTTCAACAATTGCGATCCATGCGTCTTGCAAGATCACGCAGGTTTGCATGCTCTTCCAGCCAATGTGGCTGCGCTGTGCCAACGGGTCAGAATCCGAAGGCTTGGCGTTGACCACCATTGGTGTCACGGAGTACTGACCCTTAAGAGCCACAATGCCGTAGGCATCACGACCCAAAAAGATCACCGGGTACACGTCGGCCGAAGTTCCAGACGTCGACAACATGGCGCCCTTGATGCCACCGGCATCCGGGTAGGGCTCGACGATGGTGGTGCACAAATAGCGCACGTCATCAATCTTGCCAATTTCGTTTTCCCATGGGCTGATTGAGCCATACTTTTCAGCCGGTGTGAAGCCTGGTGCAGCACGCAAGGCACCCTCCATGTCAGGGTGAATGATGCCAACATAACCAGGGGCAACGTTCTCGGTGCCGTAGCTTGGCGTCGAGCGCACGATCGAGGTGATCGGGCGTGCGTTCTGGCGCTTCAAGGCGCGAACAGCTTTACGTTGCAGCGCCACAGTGAATGGTGTATTCACGGCAGAACGGACTGTGCCGTTGGCAAACGTCTTGTTGGTAGCAGCTTTCAAAACGCCATAGCGCATCTTCTCGATCATCTGTGCAGCTTGCTCGCCCAACAACTCAAGAGACTCGTTCAAAACGGGGTCTTCAATCGTATCGGTGACCACATCAGACACGGTAATCAAGTCGCCGTACTGCACCAAAGTGGCAGTAACGTCAACCTTTTGCAGTGTTTGCGCAGTGGGAGTCACGCCCTCGGTCAGCTCCTTCGGGGTGGTCGGCAATGCTGTAAAGCGCCGAAACATTTCGAGCTTGCTGGAGTTGCTAGGCAGGTTTTTAGCCTGGCCGAACTTCTCAAAAACAAGGTAGGGGATGCCACGCTTGAGCAATTCCTTGCATGCATAGGCAGAGGTACGCGGTGAAATATCACCATAAGCAGTAGTAGCCATGATTTTTCCTTAAGATAAAAAAACAAAAAGCCCCTTGCGGAGCCATATCAAAAGGAGCGAACTGACGCTTTAATGCCGTATGCAGCCCAGGCCATGCCTTTGGGGAGTCTTTTGACTTATCCCGCATGCACCCGACAGCGCGACCGGTGTCGTGCTCCGAAAATGCTCAGTGATAACGCTCACTGTGCGAAGCGACCAGGTAACCAACTTGGTAATGGTCTCGGCTTTCGCCTGAAATCTTTATGCGAATTCGGCCCATGCAGCTTCGTAATCATCTGCCTTGGCAGGCTTCTCCGGGATCTTCAAACCAGCCGAGCGCACGCCTTCAGCAGCGTCCATGGCCGACTCATCCACAGGGCTTTGATCGGCTTGCGGTTCGGTCTTGATGCTTTCTTTGTAGGCACTCAGCAAAGCATTGATCTGCTTGGCGCTGCCGCCGTGAATCACCTGCATCGCCTGCTCTTGTTCAGAGCCAGGCAGGCTATCCACATAGCCCTTGAACTCTGCGCTGGCGGCCACATCCATAAAGTCTGGGTGGGCATCTGAAATCATCTCGTAGTGCGCTTTCTCTTTCTCGTTGCGCAGTTCGCCAACCAGTCCGTCAAGCTCACCGCGCACCGCGTTGGCACGCTCATCAGCCACTTCACCGCCAATGCGCTTGGCAATCACGCTAAGCATGCGTGCAAAGTCCGGGCCAAAGTCAGACTCCAGCGTCTTCATGGCCTGCTCAAAGGTCAACTCTCCGCTGTCAACCTTGTCCATCGCATCTTCCATCGCCTCAGTCGTAGTGGCCTCAGCAGACTCTTCGGCTGGCGTCTCAGCGGGTTCATGCGCCTTCAAAGCCTCCTCGCGTGCCTTGAGTTCAGCCTCCTTGGCTTTGAGCCTCCCCATCCACGACTTCTCGCGCTGAACATCCTCCGGGCTCATCACCTCCACGCCTTGATCTTGGGCGCCCGGCTCTACTGCCACGACCACCGAAGTCTCGTCAGTCGGACCAGCATCGCCAGCTTCTGCACCAGCGGTATCCGTTGGCGCTTCGGCAGGCTCTTGTTCTGCTGGCTCCTCGGCCACCTCAGCCTCGGTTTCATCCGGGGTTTCAGGGTCAGGCGTCAGGCCAAAAGCCTCATCCTCGGTCATCTCCTTTTTTTGCATATCCTCGTCAAAAGAGGCGGCAAATTCATCTTGCTCGGTTTGGTCATTGGGTTTCATAGCGTTTCCTTTCGGGGCAAAAAAAGAGCCCTTGCGGGACTCGGACTGTCCGGACGAAACAAAGCCGCAATGAAGCGGCTCAATCAGTCACGGGGTTGAGAATCAAATCTTTGGCACGTCCTGGCCTTCATCGGCCACAATCGCGCGAATCGCATAGGTCTGCTTGATGGCCGCTTGCAATGCGACCAAGCCATCCGGTCGCACATTGACCAAATCGGTCACATAGCTGCGTCCCAACACGTCAAGCAGCTCAATCAAATGGCGCGAACACTCGCTACCAGCGTATTGGCGCACTGTGCGCGACGCCTCGATCAAGCGTTCATGCATCAGTTGCTCTTCGGTTTTTTTAGTTGTCATTCATCACCGCTGTTTCCATACCCGCATTCAGGCCAACACGGCCAGAATCTGGCTTGTCTAGCTCTTTGGTCGGGTCAAACACAGGCCGCTCTTGCACTGGCTGGCCACTTATCTGGGCGATGCTCGGGTTCGGCGTTGCATCAGCCCAACCGGCGCTACGCAAAATCTCATCGCCCGCGGGTGCGACATGCGGATTCTGGGTAGCTGCACCACCCGCTTGTAATGCTGCAAAAACAGAGCCTACCTTGGTCTCGGTTGCCCTGGCTTTGACCAATTCGACTTCAGCCATCGCCTTGGCTGCTTGTGCAGTCAATAAGGCCACCTTCTGCTGCAATTCAGCCATTGTCAATTGCATCTGCGCCTGCTGAATCTGTTGTTGTTGTGCGGCCTGCTCATTGTTTTGCTCAGCCATCACCTCTTCCTCAGTCTTGATCACGTCCGAGAGCTCATGCGCCTCGGCGCGTTGGCGAAGCAAGTGGTCACGCTTGATAAAAGGCGCATCCATCGGGTTCGCCACAGCCAGACTAAAGGCATCAAGCTGCTGGGCTCGAACTTCACGCGCCACCAGGCTTGATGACCCGCGCGCCTTGACGTCAAAATCACCCTTAATCGCTGCATCCGGGTGAAACTGCATATTCCAACGGTACATACCGGTGATGAATGAGCGCGTGATGCCCTCATCCCAATTGCTCACCAAGTCCTTGATCATGATATTGGCAGCACCCATCAGCATGCTCATGCCGCTGGCTGTGCCGCCTGCGCCAGAGGCCACGTTTTCCCCGGTCATATACCTGGGTATTGCGCTCACCTCATCGGCATTGTTCTCAAACCTGTCTGCCAGACCGCTCAGATCGCCCAAGCGAGACGGCAACTCAATCGCGCGCACCGCAGGTGTTCCCGGGCTGGTTGAGTTGCGCAAAAATACTTTCCACGGCTCAATCTCTGTCCCCTCTTCCATGCTCGACAGCAAGCCCGTTGCCACTTCAATCATTGCGCCAGAAGTGATCGCGCCGTTGTCCAGCATCAGCCTGGTGGCCGCATTCATCATCGTCTGGTCATCACGCATCACGCTGGCCAAACCCTCACCAAAGAACGATGTTTCGTCCTTATCAAAGTAGTACACATGGTAAGGCCAGGTCACACCGTTAATCGGCTGCAGCACAGCTTTGACCACCTCACCATTGGGCAGCATCCAGATGTTGCTAAAAAAGCTCTCATGGCTGCGGTCATCCGCCACCTCTAGCCCGGCCGACCTCAAGTCCTCGCCAGATACATAACCCCAGCGCTCCAGCACCTCATAGCGGCCGTCGTTGTCACCTTGTTTTGACTGTCTATCGCCGATGCTCTTAAGCTCGCCGTCAATGAACTTTACCGTGCACTCACCATTTGGGTGTGATCTCAAGTACTCGACAATGATGTCCTTTCGAAAGCTCTTGCGTTGCGCCAGCTCAGCCAGGTCGGTGTGCGTCATCTGGTGGCGCTCATAGATATAGCGGCAGTTGTCCAGCGAATCCGCACCCATGTCCGGATAGAAGCGCCACAGCGGCACAAAATCTACAAACGGCACGACATAGCTCTCGCTCTTCTCGACCCATTTGCCCTTCTCTTGCACAAATTTAGATCGAATGCGGCGCTCAACCAGCGGCCCCTTCAAAATGCCCGTGCCAAACAAGTGCCCAGAATTCACCACCTTTTTGCAAATCTGCTTGTAGCGCACTTCGCTCAATTGGTCATCAATAACCTTGGCCATGCCTTTGGCTGACTCTTTGCACAGCTTCAAAACGGCATCATCCACCATCTTCTTGCTGATGTAAGGCGCTGGCATTTTCTGCCCTTGCTGCGCGGCCTGCTGCGCCATCTGCTGCAGCTGCTTGATCACACCCTTGCGCACATCATCGGACACCGTAGGCACAGGCGTCGTATCCACTTCCCAATTCTTTTCCGAGCCCGCAGGAAACAGCAAGTCCTCCACGCGACTGTTCGCAGTCTTAACCTTCACCCGGGTCTTGCGCACAAACGCACGCGACCGCTTGGGGCCAATCGCTGCCAGCACCTCTGGGTCGTACTGGCCCTTGAACTGCCGCAAGTCCTGCAGCCAACGCAACTCGGTGGCGTAACGATCCTCTTCGGCCGTCGAGAACTCACGCAACAGCTTCACGCCCAAAGCGCTCATCACAGACGTGGTCGTGCCGTTGTCCCTAAACGCCTCCCGAGAGGCCATCTCGTATTGGATATCGTCGCTCATTAACGCGCAGTCAGGTTCGGCCGACCATTAGCGTGGAACTTGGCTTTACCCACTTGGGTGTCGTCATTGAGTTTGGCCTTGATTGAATCCACCGCATCCTTGACAAAAGTGTTGCCATAGATTGTTGGCTTGGCTTTTTCAGCATCCTTGTTGGCCACTGGCAACTGCGACTCAGCACTAACCACTTTAGTCACCTTGACCACATCGGGCTTAGCCTTCATCTCGCTCTTGAGTGCCGTTGTGAACTTCTTGCCGTTGAACTCAAACACCTTTAATCCGCTCTTTCGTGCATGGGCGAAGGCATCTTTAAAGTTCGCAGGCGCAGCAGGTTTAACAGGCGCATCAGACGCGTTAAAAGCCTCACTGAACAGCTTTGCATCTTCATCCTCAACTGGTGCGCTTGCAGCCTCTTTGACGGGCTCCATTGGCTCCAGATCAGGCGCAGGCGGCTTTGGGTCATCGGCCGTAGCCTCAGCAAAGCTGTCGGCATACTCTTTAGCACGTTGGCGGGTTTCTTCATCAATCATGATCTGCTTTCAATTTAGGGAGGGTACCGGGTACCCTGCCTCAATAACCGGCCGATGTGGCCGCTGGTCTCACTCTTGTCGGTCTGGCGCCACGACTCGAATCGCGGTAGCTCACCGGGATAGCAAATGTCAGCGCCATAGCGTCTGCGCCGTCGGGCGACCTGACTTGCCTGGCCTTCATGTGCTCTTTCTTTTCCAGCAACTTCCTGCCGTTTGAGCTCACCTTGGGCTGAGGTGCTGTCAGATCACTGATCAGTGCCGCGTTATTCGGTATCCGGCACGGTTTATCAGCAAACCACTCACTCATCAGCCACCACATCTCGGCACGGATGTTCTCGTAACGCTCTGAATCTGTAGCACGTTGGGCGCTGTTGATGCCAATAACAGGCACATTAAGCTCATTTAGCCTGTCATAGACACCAGCGCCCAAACCGCCCTTGTCAATGATCAAACCGTCTGGTTTGTGCTCGGTGTTGTACTGGCTCAGTAGGCCAGCAATCTGCATCGTGTCCAACCCCTGGTGATATTCCATGCGAAACACCGTGCGCCCACGCCTGAAACAAATCGCAGTCCTGTCAGCGTCCTCAATCCCATCGCCCGCTGGATCACAGCCAATGATCAGCGGCGCATTCATGTCTGCTGACGTGCTGTTGACCGCAGCCATCACATTGCTTGGGTTGATCAGCGGGTTCCCAACTGCAATCACAAACGCTTCGGCTGCACAGTTCGGGAACTCCTGCTGGAACAGCCACGCAAAACCGTCGCCATACGAGCTAATCTTGTTGCGCCGGAACTGCAGTTGCTCGTTGTCTAGCCCGTAAGTCTCGGCCAACAAAATCTCTTCAGCAGTTTTAATGAAGTCCGCCGCCACCGTAGAGCGGTAGCTATCATCCCAAAACCATGGTGTAAAAATCGCAATGAACTCGCCGTTGCCAGCTTCAGCCTCTTGCCACAGGTTATGAAACCCGTTGCCAATTCCGTTCGCAGTGGACTCAAGCACAAACTCAGTGCCATCCACATTGCCAACCACATTCCCCAGGCCTGCCATGTGTTTTTGCGGGTTGCGCCAGTAGGCGTATTCTGAGCCGTGGATCAACTGGGCTGTATTGCCTCTCCCAACATCATCAGTACCAGCAGTAGCCAACTTATAGCCACAATCCATCTGCTTAAAAATCAACTCTTTCGCGTTCGATGCCTTGGTGCTTGGTGCTACCGGGTTATTGATCTGATATCGTTGAACGATCTCAAACAACCCCGTCGTGGCCAAATCCTCATGCGCCACAATAAAGGCTGACCGCCCCTTAAACACAGCTTTGTGATAGAACCTGGCCGCGATATATGTCGATGCGCCCTGCTTACGCCCCTTCAAAATGATAGCTCTGACTTTGCCGGTATTTTTGAGCTGCTCCTCGAGCTTCTCATGAATGTGTCTTTGCGCCCGGTTCAGCACAAGCGGCTTCAGGTCACCAGACTTGTCCTTGATTTTCAGGCACTGGCAAGCAAACAACTCCAGGTTGTCGCGCAACTTACACAGCGCAATCTCGCGTTCTTCATCAGTCATTCGGACGCCGCGTTGATCTTAGCCAGCAAAGCATCCACGCTCGACTGGCTTTTGTCACCCTCGGCGTCAAGCTTGAGAATCTTGCGCTGCATCGGGATATAAACACCGTGCGCTGCCGCAATCTCTTTACTCAGCTTTACCCGCCCAGCTAGGCTGATGATGTACTGGTACAACTCATTAGCTTTATCAGAGCGATTCTCAGTGCTCTTATCATTAGCCTCGCCAAGCGCGACAAGACGCTCTCGAAACTCCGGATCGCATAGTATGGCAACCTCCTCAAGCTGCGACCGAGACACCTTCATTGCCAGTGTGACATCATCTCTTTGAAGCAACTCAACAGCTGCCGAAGCCTCGGCATAAGCCTTTACGGTTGCCGCATCCGACAGTTTGGTTTCCGTGGCAACCAGTTTGGCAACCACTTTTGTGGCAACTATGCTTTGCGTTGTTTGTTGTATCTTTTGTGTAAGGTCTCTCTCCCACCCAAACTTAGTCGCTCGCTTCTGAATGGCTGTGTGTGACACGCCATACTCAATAGCAAGTTGCCGAACTGTCTTAACGCCTGCCCTATAGTGCCGTTCAATCAGCTCCCAGTCTGGGCTGCTTTTTGTTTTTTCATTATTCATAGCAGTTGAATCTCCTCAAGCTTTTAACTGCTTGGTGAAATTGAATCCATATCAATCCCATCGATCACGCAGGGAGCATAAAAAAAGCCCCTGGAGTTACCTCAACAGGGGCAAAGTCCATTGCTGGACACAGGGAGAAAAGTAACTCACTCGCCAAGAGTACTGACACTTGGTGAGTGAGTGTTGTTTGGCGCTGCGGCAAGAGGCACTTGTCCCCTGAAAAAACCGCTTGTTTTAGTGCCGGGGCTGTCTGTCCGGCTATGTAGCTTCTTGTAATGTAACAGAAAAAATAACTTTTGCAGTAAAGTGAACAATTATTTTAAAGACCACCCAAAGATATGGTAGCGCCTTTTCCCCACATACAAGAACAGACCCCATCTAAAAAACATCTTTGGGCTTTGCCAAACGAATCTCACAGCAACTCCAAGTCTTTTCGAAGCTCTCTAGCCATCTCGCCAAAAACCATTTGGCACAGTGTGTCAATCTCTCCACTGAGCCAGTAAGCGTCATCCACGTACTCAGTGCGCACCAGGCGGTTAAGCGGTATGTGGCCAGACCCCAGGCAGGCTGGGCACTCACGGCTCTCGTCGATCACTGGTGAATTAGGAATCAGCGGATGACCATGCCCGCCGCAGGTCAAGCAAGCCGGGTGGCGCCACCACTTCAGCACGGCCATTGCTACGTCTTTGGCGGCCAGCTCTGGCATCGTCTTGCCATCACGCGCAAAAGAGCGCTTCCTGAGCCACCTGCCCATCATCTCAGCCACTTCATTGGCTCCCGTCATGTGGTCTGAGACCAACACCCCCCACACCGCCAGTGCCACGGACTTGCGCTCACTGCGCTTTGCAACGATACCTGCAGCAATCAGCACATCAGCACTTCCAATGCGGTCAGGGGTCAATCGCAAGTCGCTGGTCGTGCGTGCGCCAAAGTAGCGCTCCTGCATTGAGCGTCCGGTAGCCATCAGGCAACACCCTTATCGGCTACAGCCAGGGCTTTTTTGTTAATGTGCTGCCTGTGTGTCATACGCTCTCCTCGTAAGCGGTCAATCGAACTTTGATAAAACCACCAATTTGATCTTTGACAAAAGGCCTGAGAACAAACCTCTTGTCATCAATCCCCAGCGCCAGCGCCAGCCCATCGCGCCCCGCCTTGAAACTGGCGATTATGTTGTCGTCATCGCGTGCACGGCGATCTGGCGGGTAAACATCAAGCCACAGCGCGATCCTTTGTGAATCCGGAGCCACCATCCCAGCCTGTTTGCAAAGCGCCCAGCAAACCTCTTTGTAGGCCTTGGTCAACTTTGACTTAGCTGCCCAATGAAGCCTGGCGTTTGGGCTCAGCCCTTTGGGTGGCCACGGCAAAGTCAGCTCTTTTTTGAGGGAGGGTACCGGGTACCCTGCCTCTTTTTCAAGCGTTGCTGCGTTTAAGTTGTTTGGCATAGGGCTAATTTTACTTTAAAATTCAGCTGTGTGTTGCTGTACTACAAACATTTGATATATAATTCTTTCCGTCAAGTGTTGCACCACACGACTACTTGAAGCCGTTTTCTCATGCGTTAGCCCGAAAGGGTTCCAGTGGTGCAACACTGGAGCGCAGCAGAAAACGGCTTTTTTGC